AATAGCCTTGCAGAATGTTTCACGCGGAACAATCATAGAGCTTGGAATGGGCGAAGGTTCAACACCGATATTCTCAGAAGCCGCAAAAGAACAAGAAAGAAAGTTTATCAGTTATGAGAATAACCCCGACTGGTACAAGAAAATGGCCTATCTGCACAGTCCGTACAATAGCCTAAAGTTTGTAACCGATTGGAATAAAGTAATACTTGAGCCCTGCCATATCTTATTCATTGACCATGCACCGGGCGAAAGACGAAAGGTTGACATCGAAAGATTTAAGGGAGTTGCAGAAATAATAATTGTTCATGATACCGAAACTGAGGCTGAATATGTGTACGGGATGACAGAGATACTTTCAAGGTTCAAATACAGGATTGATTTACAACAAAAAGGAATGCCAAGAACAACGATAGTGAGTGATAAAATAGATGTAACGACATGGATTTAGTACCTCAAATATTAAAGTGCCCTAAACATAAATCAGGAAAGATGTGGTATTTGGCTGATGGTTATTATGGGTGCAATAAAAAAGGCTGTGATTATAAAACCAAATTAATAAGAGGGGAAGATAATAGTGTGACAGGTATAAAGGCAGAGTTCTCTATGCTAGCTATGCCTGCTTCATTTAAAAGTTAAAAAATGGCTAAAAAAGTAAAAGAAGATAAAGAAGCAAAGCCGCTTGGTAGACCTTCAATATATACCGAAGAGTTGGCGTATCAAATCTGTGAAACGATTGCGACGACTGAGCTTGGTATTCATACGATATGTAAGGAGGAGGGAATGCCCTCGCCTTCGACTGTGTTTAAATGGTTAACTGAAAAGAAAGAATTTTCGGATAATTACACGCGCGCAAAAGAGTTACAAGCGGAATTTTTGGTAGAAAAAATCATCTCAATTGCTGATGACACCTCAAACGATACTACCCTAACCGACAACGGTAAAGCTATTGCCAACTCGGAATGGATTAACCGTTCAAGACTAAGAGTAGATGCCCGTAAATGGGTGGCTTCAAAATTATTTCCTAAGAAGTATGGAAGCAAGGTAGATGTTACCTCCAATGGAGAATCAATTGCAGCATCAAAAGTAAAAGCAATCTTACCTGACGGAACATCCCTAGAGATTTGAGCGCAACAATAGATTTATCTAAAAACGAAAAGCAAAAGCAGTACTTCAATGACGTAATGATGTCGCTGAAATCAGGTATCTATAAATACTTTGCTTTTGGTGGCGCAATCAGGGGAGGTAAAACGTACGTTACCCTGTTTATATTAATCGTTCTTTGCAAGATTTATCCTAATAGTAAATGGGTGGTCATCAGAAAAGATTTGCCCGCATTACAAAAGACAACTATTCCCAGTCTTAAAAAACTGCTTAAGGATAGTCCTAATTGGAAGTGGCATAACAACCCATCAAATATTCACGTCACCAACTTAAAAACAGGTGCGTCAATATTTTTCTATGCTGAGAATATTAAGCAAGACCCTGACTTAAATACCTTCTTAGGTCTTGAGTGCAATGGTATTTTTATGGAACAGGCGGAAGAGTTGTCTGAGAAAATGCAGGATATGGCTTTACAGCGGTCCGGTTCATGGTACATCGACCCGATGCCACCGCCGTTCATTTTCTATACCTTCAATCCTACTCACAAATGGGTTAAGAAAAAGTTCTATGTGCCATTCTCGGAAGGAACGCTACAAGCACCGTTCTACTTTCTGCAAGCATTACCAAGTGATAATCCATTTGTAACGGCAGAGCAGTGGTCGGCATGGCAGCTACTAGACCCAATCACTAAGGGGCGAATGATTGAAGCAGATTGGAATTCGTTTGCGGTCAAAAAAGCATTTGCCTATTCATGGGACGATAAAAAGCATATTCATAAATGCGAATACGACCCGGGGCACTATTTGTACTTATCGTTTGACTTTAACCGCGACCCAATTACCTGTATTGTCAGGCAGTATATAGATGGTCAGATACGGTACATAAAAGAATATAGGATTGAAACGAGTAATATTGAAGAGCTCTGTGATTATGTATTAGCCGACTTTCATGATGCGGTTCTAATCGTTACAGGGGATGCAACAGGGCGTAATTCAACGGCATTAGTAAGGGGTAACCTGAACTATTGGAAAGTAATTAAATCAAGGCTTGGATTAAGTGACTCGCAGATGAAAGTGCCTAAATCTAATCCGTCGGTAAAGGATACAAGGATAATTACTAACTCAATTTTAACTCACTTCGACCTTATCATTGACCCGTCATGCGAATTCCTGATAGATGATTTAAGATATTGCGAAGTAGATGAAAATGGAGATATTGACAAGGACAAAGACAAGCATAAAACACATTTGCTGGATTGCCTACGTTACGATTTAAATACTCACTTTAAGCACCTAATCCATATTCCGCGAACAGATGAGCCGGAAGAAAAATTAACAGAATCAGAACAAGATTAAATAATTATAAGTACATTAGCAGTCAGATGTTTGAGGAGGATAAACCAACAAGCGAAATGAAAATTTGGCAAGCAGTTACACCAAGCGGAGAACTAGTTTGGGAGGGAAGTTTGTCATGGGTCAATAAACCAAATACTTGGATGCCTAATTTTCCTGATAGTGTTTGGGAAGATTATTCTACTGAAACAGGATATTAAAGATTGCTATTTATCTGTGCCTAAAGAAGGCAGACATTTTTGAAAAGTACCTTGTGAAAGCTACCTAAAAAGATAAATGAGTATAAACATTTGTGATTTGTGTTATGAGTTAACGGCAGTCAGTTGCTACGGACTCATTAACCTAGAAGTTGGACTTGATGCCAACACATCCTATACCGTATTCATTCAGGATAAGTTTGTGAATTACTACACTGAAACAATTATCAGTGATGGTATTGGTTCATTGTTATTGAACCTAGACAATTTCCCTGATGGATTATTTACGCCATTCTCCGGGTACTATACTATTTCCGTTTCGACCAACTCACTAAACAATACGTTTGAGGATTTGACATTAGAGGGCGAAACGTATTCATGTATCAAGGCTAAATTCATTGACGTTGATTGAGAGAATAGGAAATCTGTTTTCATTGGTAGAGTTCATGCTACTGGCGAATCTAACTGGGCGTATAATTAACGCTATGTTCCGCGCGTTCTATTACGAAGAGGTGGGAGGCGAAGTGAATGAAGCCAGTAAGATGGTCCTATGGCGTGTGAGGTATTGGTTCAGTAAACGAATCAGCAGGTTCTACATGAAGCCACTCTTTACTTGCGTATGGTGTATGGCATCGGTTTATAGCGTGCTTGTGTTCTTTCCGTACTATCTGTTCTGTTACGGATTCAGTGCACTGTTATTAATCAAGTTCATTGCCTTTGTTCCGACCGCTTCATTCTTTGCAGGATATTTCAATTCAAAAATAAACGAGATATGACAATGAGAGAAATACTGCTCAATGCAGGATTTGCCGACGCAGGACCGTGTCGAATTTGCACAAGTCCGGCAACACAGTTTAAAAAACGAGTGAATAATAAAGAGGCGTTAGTAAAGGTAAGAGATGACCAACGGAAATTTACGCTCTATTACAACAACGATAAATGGATGGGACAATACCGCACTGATGTATTGATTGAAGACGTACTTGCAAATGTTATTAAGGAACAGAAATTAGTATAATGGAAACAGAACAACTATTTAAACTTGAAACAGGTCACAGGGCGGAATTGGTATTTACCTCAGGAGATATCGACTATTACACCCTGAAAGATATTTCCAATACATTCTCTCAACGGGCACTGGAAGCAATGGCGGTCTATGATGAACTGGCTATGCGGTGTGATGCCAATTACTTGCGTGGTTATGTTCATGCGATGAAAGAGAATATGAAATCTCAACTAAATATCCCTGAGATTTACAGATTAACCAATGAAATAGAAGAGCGGTTAAATTTCATTGTACCAACCGCCGATTTGATATGGAAACTAGCTGCCATCGCTTACTTTGATAAGTCAGAAAGCCCTTACGGATATGATGCCGAATACGCCAAGGTCAAAATCGAAAAATGGAAATCAGATAAAACCCTGAACACGGTTTTTTTTTTAAAGTGTATGCCGAATTTGATGCCCTCATTCGATACATCCAAGATAGATTTAGCGACCTATTTGAAAGTTCAAAGTCTGGTAGCGGACAAACATCTGGAACACATTTTATCCGCACCATCATTGAAAGAGCTGAGAAACGATATTTATACGGCATTGAGTTATCAAAAGAATTTGATACAAACATTACCCATTGCACAGTCATAGAGTATTTCCTACTCTCTGAGAGATACCAAAAGTTACATAAGTTATTATAATGGCTGACAATGTAGTCATAGGTTTTGAGTCCGACGTTACGGCACTAAACCAAGTGATTGACCTTTTAGAAAAGCTAGGACAGGTAGATAAAAAAACAGCCGACGAATTCCGTGCTGCCAATAAAACCTACTCTGATAGAAAGAAATTAAACGACGATGCAGCAAAATCCGCTGACGATTTAGGAAAGAAAACCGAAAGCGCAGGAAAGAAAATCAAGGCTGCGGGTAAAGATGCAAAGGAGGGGTTAGGTGGAATATCTGATATTCTTGGCAACATCGCTTCAGGTGTTGCGGCTGCATTTGCAGTTGAACGCATCATTGCATTTGCTAATGAATCCATCAAAGCATTTACTGATTCAGAGGCAAAGACCAATAAACTAAGATTTGCTCTAGAGAACATTACAAAAGATGGTGGCGCGTTCTCTGAGTTAGTTAAACAATCCGAAGAGCTACAGGACAAACTAAAGATTTTCGATTCTGAAGACATACAAAGTATTCAGGCAGCACAGGCGCAATTTGGATTGACTGCTGAACAGATTAAAAAATTGACACCTTTAATTTTAGAGCTATCAGTCGCTCAGGGGGTTGACCTTGCCTCAGCAACGGATATAGCGTTAAATGCAATCAAAGGTCAAACGAAGGGGTTAAGAGACGTAGGCGCAGACTTTAAAAATACAGGCAGCGAGATTGGAAACTTTAATCAGTTAACTCAAAACCTAGCCAAGTTTCAAGGTACAGCAGCAGACGCACTCAATACAACAACAGGTAAACTACAGGCGCAGAATGTAGCACTCGGAAATATTCAGGAAGAGATTGGTGCAAAGTTAGCTCCTGCGTTTGTAAAATTAAAGACCGTAATTTTAGAAGCGGTTGCAGGGTTAGTAGGGCTTAGGGCAGAAGTTGACAGACCTACCAATACTTCGATATTTGAATCCCTGTTAAAAGATGTTTCGGACGAACAGCTAACCAAACGACTTGCCACCATCAATAAGCAGGTTGAAGATTATACAAAGAAAGCAGACGACCTACGCAAAAAGAACGAAGCAAAAGGAGCAGGCAATGTTTCTCAGGTCGACGCGCTCGCATTAAAAGAAGCGAATAAGCAATTAGACCTTGCTATTGAAAAGCAGACTGCAATTAACAATGTACTAAATAGCAGGAAAGCGGTTCAGGATGACATTGCAAGAAGTGCGGAATTAGAGAAACTTCAAAAGCAGGATTTACTTTCCCTTTCAAAAGCACAGTTAACATCTGACATTGCCACTTTAAAACTTCGTAAAGACGCGAATACGTCGGCTATCAAAGATGAGATTGAGAGAAGAGAAGAAGCAATTGTCGCTCTTGAGAAATTAGAAGCAGACGCGGCAAAAAAATCAGCCGCTGCGCGTCAATCTGCATCAGAAAAACTTGCCGAACAAACCAAGAAAGACCAGCAAGATGCATTAACCACTAATGGTCAGTCAGCCGTTGATAAGTTAAAACAGGAACAAAAGAACGCGGAAGAGAACGCTAAAATCTTATTTGAGGCGGGGCAGAAAACAAAAAAGGATAAGGAGAATCTGAATAATGATTTACTTGCCATTGATGCCATTTACCGCGATAAGATTCTAAAGGCAGAACAAGACCAAGCCGAAAAGTTACGCGCTCAGAACGAAAAGAATCTGCAACAGGACTTAAAAGATACGCTCGCTGTTCAGGATATGATCGCGGCTGAATTATCGTTACAGGCTATCAATAATTTTCAGGCCAAAGGCGATTTTTCTACCAAAGCACAACAGGAGTTGTCCGATGAATTAGCGCGTATCGAAGTGGACGCGGCTATCACAAAGGATAAAGAGATTCTTAACTCATCAGTTGCAACGGATGAAGAAAAACTTGCGGCTAAAAAAGACATTACCGACCAACAGATAAAACTAGCCAACGATGCTGCCAAGAAAGAAATTGAACTGGCAAAGACCAAGGCTGATATTATCCGTGAGATTGAGAATGCTGCATTAGAAGGATTACTTGAACTTTATTCGGCTAACATCGACAGTCAGATTTCCCTGCTTGAAAAACAACAGGAAGAAGGGGATAGGGTCGCAGATGAAAAAGAGCAAAAGAATCAGGACAGACGCGACAAGGGTATCATCGGTGAACGCGAATTCCGCGCCAATGAAAAGAAACTTTTACAGGAAAAGACAGCGGCAGAAGAAGCCTCGCAAAAGAAAATTAACGACTTAAAACGAAAAGCAGATATTGCCAACCGTGCACAGAAGTTATTTGAGATAGGTCTTGCCACTTTTAGAAACGCCACAGAACAGCCCGGACCGCTTGGGGTACTGATACCGTTTTGGATTGCATTGGGTGCAACACAAGCTGCGCTATTACTTGCTACACCGCTTCCTAAGTATCACTCAGGACGACTAGCCAAAGGAACAGGGAAAGAAGAGCACGCCATTATTCTTGATAACGAAACGGTTGTCAATCCTCAGAAGAGCAGGGACTACTACCCGACATTAAAAGCCATTCATAACGGCACAATTAAGCCTAAGACCTTAAATGATTTTGCCAGCGGAAAATGGATGAAGATGAACCTGATTCAGAATAACACCAATCAGTTCAAGGATTTCGACTACGATAAATTCGCTGTTGCGTACGCCCGCGCCAATGGAGATGTGATACGAAATAACCGGAATGGATTTACAGCCGTCGTTCAGGCAATTGAAAAACAAGGCTCACAGGTCGAAGCAAATTACGCAAGCAGACGATGAACTACAAAACATATTTAGGTGCTCAACGAACATTGGTGGACGACCCGAAAGGGTGGGATACGTTAATGACTGTACTGGAGCGTGACCGGGTATTAAAAGGACTTCTTAAAAAACAGGACGGGACATTTGAATTCGGTGGGACGGGGTTTGATTATCTGTTTACTGCCTATAAAAATAATTCATGGAACTACGTTGTCCCTGTATACATCGAATGTTCATTGGACGGAATGACCTACTTTGAATTGTTACAGGGAAATATCATTCTATCAGATGTTGAGTTTGATTTGAAATTAAAGTATGCCAAGGCAAAGATTTACGACGACAGCTATCAGGCAAAGATTTCAGGAAATAAAAATGTCGGGGCTTTTCTTTATGCTTCCCGTAGTAAGTTAAATAAGACCATTACCGCTATTACACCCGTACCGCTGAAGTTCTTTAAACCTTCCGACGGCTCGTATTACAGCATTACATCGACGGGCGGATACGAGAACAATACTATCAGGGTCTATGATGCACTGCGCTTTCTAGTTGCTTTTATGACCGAAGATTCAGTGGATTTTATCTCTGATGATTTTGGTCCGAATGGTCCTTATTACAATTATTTTATAACCACAGGCCGAATACTTCAGTTAGTCGATTCATCACAAGCCGACTGGCCTTCAGTAACACAATCTGAATGGGAAACGTATTGGGAAAAGGTGTCGTATGCGACATTATTCTCAGAAATAGATAAACGCTTTAATCTAGGCTTTCAGATAGAGCCTACCGGATCTCCGACGCTGCGAATTGAATCAAACCGTTACTTTTCTACTAATGATGTAGTATATAGCAATACGGAGGTGGATGAGCTTAAATTAAGTACGTTAACTCAGTACCTGTATAGCCGGATTATTTTTGGTCAGGGTGAAACCGACGATTCAGCATCACTTAGTTTCCCTGAACAGATTACATTTGTAGGGTTTAAGTCTGAAGAGTTCCAAACCGTATTAGAAGCTCCAAGAGATGTTGCACTGGACTTAACGTGCAAATGGATAAGCTCATCTAATGTAATTGAAAGATTAATTGTAGACGGACTGTTGAATGACCGGGATAATGACAGAAAGATATTTATTATTGAAGGAGAATTAGACGGTTCAGATTACCGGGCAAAGCAAGCTAATCCGTTTACTGGAACTGCTCCATATTTCTATAATCAGTCCTTAACAAACAATAAGATTGCAGAAAGGTACTATGATGGAATACCGTCAAGTATAGCAACCTTTGTTAATTCATTAGACTATTCATTTAAGGCAGTAACTACCGGAAATGGAGAACCTGTTTCAGGATATTTTCCTCCTTACACATCATCAGCAGAAGCAGTATTAACATATAATCCTTTGCGATACGATGATGATTATGTAGGTGGATATGATTCTACAAATAGTTACGGTAACGGTACAGCGCAAGGAACACCAATTACAGCGGCAGATTCACTGTATACCGCGCAAACTGGCGGGTTATTTACGTTCAGTACGTATAATAATATTCACGTAACACAATTAACGCAGACATGGTTATCTACCAATCCAACATATGTCACCCAAGACGCAATCTATATCCGTACATCAATAAGGCAATACGATAGCTCTAATACGTTTATCACTCAATCTTTCGGGCCGCCTATCAGGTTAAATTCCAATTCAACTATATTCGGAACAGTAAACACGCCCGGAATATATGCGAGCATTGCCTCAGGAACATTTAATGTTAATGTAGGGGATTATTTTTTAGTGGGATTAGAGGTGAAGGTGGTCTATAATCAGACAGCGCACTGGGCGACAAACTTTACTATAAACCTATGGAACGGAGGGTCGTTATTTGCAAGCACACAGACGGCAACCGGGGGCGGTATTTATCAGGAATCTGACGTTAAGAATAGTTCGGTATTATTGATCGAGTCAAAAGTTCCTATGAAAATATCTGAATTTGACGGAATACTGGCAAATACAAAGGGTAGTTTAAATATTGGTAGATATTTGGAGAATTCGTATATTGGCAACATTGAAAACATCAAGTTTCCTCATGAAAAAGGGGAAGCAAATATTTTGCTAAATAGTTCGGTAAATATCAACTTCTAAGCACATGAAAAAATTACTTTTAATTCTGTTTATAATTTCGGGTTGTTCTAAAGAGGACAACTATGAGATGAAAAAGGACCCTGCAACTTTTACTACCGGAGTTGCGGTATTTTGTTTTAAAGATGGAGTTGCAATTAATAACCCATCGTATATTCATGGTGCATCAGTTTATTTTAATGGAGTATTCAAGGGTTGCTTTACTCAGGTCTATACAACAGCCGGTTGCCCGGAAAAACTTGTGTTGAATTTAGAACCCGGTACATACGATTATAGTATACATTTTCTCAGTGGGCTTGCTTCCGATAGGCAAGGTCAGATTGCGATTGACACCAACCAAGAGGTGAAAGTAGAAATCAATTAATGCCATTAATCCCATTAGGGAATGAGCCAGTAGGATTTAAAGTGTTTGTGCCGGATGAATGTAATCTTGGCGACAACAAAGCCTATTGCGCATTATTTCAAACAGGAGATACCCTCTATTCTCAATTTAAACAAACACCTTGCGGTGCTGATATTGTCTGTGATTCTGATTTCTCAGACTTAACGGGCGTTATTGTTAATCCATATTTCAATACTGACTTATCCGGCTGGACACAATCAGGCGCAGGAGTATGGACATGGAGTGCAGGAAGGGCTACTATTAGCGGTGGTACAAATACACAATTAATTCAATCTGTCACTGTTCCCACAGGAGCACCAAGAATAATATCTTTTACTGTATTAGATTATGTTCAGGGAAGTATATCGGTTATCCTTGATGGTAACACGTACCCCGCATCAGTTAGCGCAGATGGACGCTATTCTGTTACCACATCAAATATCGTTACCGGGACATCTGACCTTATTTTTCAGCAGACAGGTTTCTTTATAGGGTCAATAGATGATATTGATATTGATATTCCTTATACATCATCCTGCTGGACTGCCGGGGATAACTGGTCTTTAACACCAAATGGTGCAGTACACTCGCAAGGAGATACGGATACGCTTACTTTATCGGTTGTTCTTACGGCTAACACTACGTATCAGCAAAATATTATTGTTATTTCAGGAATGCATCAGGGAACGCTATCTGTTACAGATGGTACAGATACCTACCCGGACATAACTACCAATGGAACGTATTATTTTTACACTAATAATTTAACGGACTACGATTTAACATTTACCCCTTCATCGGATTTTGATGGTATTGTAAAATCTACGTCTGTATATGAGTTGCGATATGATTTTGAACTTTACATTTCAGACCTAGACGGAAATGTTATTCAGAACATTACTTCAGCTTCTTATTACAAAGACCGGGTATCAATAGAATTCGACACCTCGCTCTTGGATGAAGGCTGTTATTTATTCAATGCAGTAGACCCGTGCGCTATCATTTCCGGTAGTGAGTTGATTACAGACCCCGATTTCAATAGTCCCGGCACATGGTCAATAAATGGTGCAGGAGCGGTTTCGGGCGGAAAGTTTTCTGCTCCTTATAGTGGGATACCAAATAGCATAAACTCCGCAGCAGCGCAAACGGCATCTATACCTACGTTTACAGGTACAAAAGTTGTGACTATTGAAATAGAAACAGGGCAAATTGACAACCCTTCAGATGCTGTTGCTCAGATATGGGATTCAGGTTACAATGTTGTTCTTTTCCAATTCAACATACCATTATCTAATAACGATTATACGTTCTCGTTTATCATAGACAGCAACTTTACCCCGATAAAAGAATATTTTGACAACTCATACACTGGAGTTTCAATTGCTTTAGTAAATGGTACTGCCACTGTTGGGCAAGTTATGGAAGTAAAAAGGTTCAGCCTTAAACTGAATCAATTGAGTTCTGAATCGCCTGTATCCAATTGTTTCTCGTTATATGATTCTCAGGAGTGCGCAAAATTAGTGCAAGGGTATCAGAATTCGACAAGCGCAAAGCTTGGATTTGAATTTGAGAACGGAAACAATTTCCGTTTGTCTGCACGTTACCGTGTACTCTCATTCAATCCGTTCTATCCGGTCGATGCTGACGATTATTCCTATTCATCAGGAATGAAAAACCTCAATTACGCAGCAAGGGAAAAGTATTGGGAGGTTTTATTTGATTATATGGACGAGTCCGCTTTGGACGCTGTTACCGCGATGATGCTATGCGATGTATTCACAATTAACGGCACGCGTTATTTTGTCCGTCCTGAAGATTTTAAACCTGAATGGAACAAAGACGGCAGACAGCGTTTAGCACAATTAAGAGTAGTCATGCGTGAGATTCAATCGACAATCTACAACAATAAAATATAACATGGAAAACAAAAAAGTTGGTGGGAAAACACCAAGAAAGAGTAGGGCAAAATTAAAAGACCCTGAAATAAAAGTTCAGGTAAAGCCTGAGATAAATGTAAAGGCGGAAAGTAAGCCTGAACTAAAAGTAAATAAATTACCCTTCGGTATAGTCCTCTTCGCTTTTGGTCATCCGTATTACGCGCATAATGCATACAATTTAGCGGTATCGTTAAAGAGTTTCAATGATGGTATTCACATCACATTAGT